ATCCTTTGTGTTGCAGAGGCTTTAAACAATCTCGTCTCAATCGGAGCGGTGGAGCATAGTAAATTCTGGGGTGTTGATCCCGTCCAGCTTGTCGATGACCTAAATGAAGATTTAGCAAATGCTCTAGCTCTGATGTCTGCAAACTCTGATTTGTTCGCGGCTGCAAATGCGTCTTTGGATATTCTTAGCCTTCCGCAATACGCCAAGCGCGCACCGACTGAAATCGGGAATCCCACGATCACGTTTGATGGCGAGGCGTTTGTCTATACCGCACCGCCAGAACCGGAGATAGAAGAAGAAGAGCAACTCCCATGACAATACCAAACCAAGACATCGAATGGGAAGTCATTCCCAAAATTGAACTTACCAGTGTGCCTCCACACGACAAGTTCATTTGTTCTCGTGTTGGTATAGTTCACTTGGGAGATCAAACAGTTCATTTCCACCTTGGTTGGACTACAGATATATCCTCAACCCCTAGAATATTCTTGCCGATTCTCCCACAGATTGGGGGTCATAATTCCGCAGCAATACTTCATGATATTTTATTGGATATGGATTGGACGCGACATTTGGCGCATTTTTGGATGGGTAAGCAACTATCACTTCTATTAGAGAAGGGGGACATATCTAAGTTCCGCTTTTTTGTCATGTATTATGGGGTCAAGTTAAACGACTGGCGGTTGAAGATATTCCATGGAAAACATTAAGGAATCGTTGTCTGATAATTGAAGAATAACCAGTTGGTAATTTGCTTTATGTGACTATTTTCCTAAATATATAAATGGCAATATGGAATAACACATCCAAACCAAAACAGGAGAAATACTCAGGTAGCATGGATTCTTCCCTTAAGAGTAAGGGAATGTTCCATGTGGAACCACCGGAGGAACAAAAAAATACGAAATATAAATATTTCCAGAAGGTTGGAATGCGTAGACCGGAAGCTATTGCTAAGAATTCCGTAGCTCTTAATAATGATTGGAATAACACCGCATATTCCCACATTGAACAGGATAAGACCTTTTCAGACCTAATGTATGCAAGGGCATCTGAGGATAAGCCCAACGGTCTTGCAGATTACCGTATGATGGCAGGCTTCTCGGAAGTTGCAGATGTGCTTGACGAAATTTGCGACGAGACAATTAACGTCGATGAGAATCAAGAAATTGTCAAATTATCTCTAGTTGGAGATGATCTGGACTCCGATAAGAAGAAAGACCTTGAAGAAGAATTTGCTAGATTTATAAACCACTTGGAACTCGAAGACAACGGAGAAAGATATTTTAGGCAATTTCTAATTGAAGGTGAATTATACTTCGAGCTTATCGTTAGGGAGGATTACCTAAGACATGGCGTGGTTGCAATCAGGAATTTACCCGCAGACCAGTTTGATCCCGTATATGATAATATACAAACCATGCTGGTGAAAGCTTTCATCTATAGGAAGCCAATTTTCTCGTCCATTGATCCAAAAGTGGTTGAGCGATGGGAATATATACCATTTGAACAAAATCAGGTTCTTTATATTAATAGTGGTCAATACAATGAATCCAAAGAGTTTGTTATTCCATTTATTGAGAATTGCCGTAGGGCATATAGACAGCTTTCCATGATCGAAGATTCCGTGGTAATTCATCGGATGGTTCACGCTCCTCTTCGATTCGTTTTCAATGTTGACGTTGGAAGGCTAAATGTCCCACAGGCCGAATCTTATCTTAGGAAGTTACAAAGTCAATATTGGTCTACCAAGACATTTGATGCAGATCAAGGAGATATTGTTAAAAAATACTCTCCTCAATCCACTATGGATAGTTTCTGGTTTGCTAAGAGGCAGGGTCAAGAGGCCACTACAGTCGACACATTCGGGGGGCAACCCAATGATGGTAACTTGGAAGTTTTGGATTGGTTCATTAAGAAACTTTACAGATCTCTTAAAACTCCAACATCTCGTTTGGATTCTGATACAAGCTTCAACGACGGAACTGAAATGCTTAGGGAGGAACTTAAATTTGCTAAGATGATTATTCGTCAGCAGAAAATGTTTGCCTCTGGGATTAAGCGAGCTTTCATCACCCATCTTAAATTTTGTGAAAAGTTTGATGATTGGGATCTATACGAAGAAAATGTAAAAGTTCATTTCAATTCTCCTACTAATTTCTATGACATGAGAGAGAGTCAGAAGCTCAACCTCAAAATGGAAATTTTCAATAATGTCACTGCCAATGAAAATGTATCGTCCATATGGGCGATGAAAAAGTATTTGGATTGGAAAGATACTGATATTCTAGCCAATGTTGAATTTCTTCGTAAAGAGGCTAGTATTCAATTTGAAATTGATCAGATTCGCACAAATGGTCCTAAATGGAAGGAGATGCTTGCACAACAGGCCGAAGAGGGTATGGGCGGTGACATGGGTGGAATGGGTGGAGGAGATTCTGGTGGCGGTATGCCCCCAGATTTCGGCGGCGCACCTGTGGACGACGGTATGGAGGATACCCCTGAACCCGACGCCGAAGTTCCCGATGAACCTACTCAATAATCTTTAAAGTAGCACCCCATCAATAGATCAACGAGTGCTATGAGGGCTAACCACGATCCCCACATTGTAGACCCAGAAGATATAAGAATCAATGCTATTGATCCTACAATGACTGAAAACCAGAATGTTGAATGCTTTGGTGGGGTAAGTCTCATACTAATATTTAATCAAAGCCCCATACCATATTGCTTGGCATATGCCTTGGCTTCAGCGTCGAAGGGATACAAAGCCCCGTGCCATATATAATCATCCACCAAATCTAGGGATTCTACCCTCCCAAGCATTCTGATTCTTATTGTCCATTCTCCACGATATTCATCGTTTTTGTTTTTAAATTTAAGTTTAGATGAAAATTGCGATAACTCATGAGATGATAATAACCACCTTTTATAATAATCATCCGCTTGTTTTTCATCAAAGGCAAAGTTTTTCCAACCCAGCTTCATGAGTTCGTTGGAAGTTACCCCACATAGTTGGCAGAACGCTTCATTCACAAAAATGTTAAGACCTGATGATGTAGTTCTAAAAGTCGGCCTCGGGCTAAGCCAATTTGATGCTTCAATTTCAGCTTTTATTAATTGAATAGATTCTCCCGTTCTTCTTTGGATATCTTTCATGGAGCCTCCCCCATTTGGAGACACCTCATACTCAACTATTTTCATTCTTTCCTGTAATTCGTCAAGATCTCTATCGATCTTTATAATCATTTTTGGCATATCATCTTTCGCCTTTGAATTTTCTCTATATTTATTATAAATATCTCTGAAATATTTCCTAACCCCCTTAAAAAATAGAGATATTACACCAACGGCAGACCCCCCCATAATTATATATTCAAAGACATCTCTAATGGTGGGGTGCATCGTTTTATTATTTAGTTATATTGAACTAATCACAAAAACTGACACAATTAAATGCCGATGAGTAATAATATGCTGTGGAATTATTATTGGAAAAATCAACTCCAGAGGTTGATGGGACATCACACTCCAAAAAGTAATAAATAGTTCCATTATTTGTTTGGGGTTGAGTGTATGTATCACTCTGACCCCAAAGTATAAAATCATTCGAAGATACCCCATAATAAAATGATCCATTATTATCCTCCAGTGATGATAAGGCATCAGAGTCTGATGCTACTCCACATGATAGGGTATACTGCCTAGTTCCGTTGTTGTCTTCAAAGCTCACTAAATAGTATTTAATGAGCGACTTCTGTGAAATTACCCCCGTGTCAGCATTTATGTCTACTAATCTCAATAGTCAGATGGAATGTTACCAAAGACTGGGAGAGAGAATTCTAAGAACATTGGGACACCCTATGGTTAATGTTGAGCTTCATCCCGATCAATTATACGAAGCTATCAGTATGTCTCTAGATTTTTTCACATCTTATAATGGATACACGAAGGAAACACTTCTATTCGACAGTAAATTATATGAACATGATAAGGGCATTCGACTCGACCATCTTTTCACCGTGGCCAATACGGGATATACCACATCTGAAATCCTAAAAGATAAAAAGATTGGACCCGATCCTGATTTCCAAGTTGATATTCCTGAAACATTATATATCTCACAATCCGCTATCCCATATACCTTATTTGCAACTGCGTCATCTCTAAGTGCTTCTGTCCCCGATAATGGTATAACTAAGATGCAGATCATAAATGAGGCTACATATCAAGAGTTGATATTCTTCGATGCAAATCTAACCAATTTATTCATTCCGTCCAAACCACAAAACTTTACAATTCAATGTAACCCCGAAGAGGATGTAAAAACATTTAACAACCTATTTGATTATGATATTCTAGATTATAGAAAAGTGATAGATGTCGTTGGCTTTGAGGAAGGATCTAGTAATGGCGTGAATAATCTATTTTCCATGGAAAGTATCTTAGCTCAACAGGCTTTCTCTTCTTTTGCTATGGGTAACTTCGGATTTGATATGTTGTCTTGGCATACAACTAAAAGTTGGATCGATATGCGAGAAAAGGTTTTTGCAACTAGGCGAGATATGTCATTCGACAACAGAACTCAATACTTGAGATTCTTTCCACAGCCAAGGAATAGTCACTTCTTTGGTGCAATTGAATGCTACGTCGAAAGACCTATTAGAGATTTGGTTAAAGAAAAGTGGGTATTGGAATATTCCACAGCTTTAGCTAAGATTATGTGGGGTAGAATTCTCACAAAAATTAGTGGTGTTAATTTACTTGGTGGTGGCACTTTAAATGGTGGTGAAGTCCTCCAAGAAGGAGTCGCTGACAAGGAGAGACTTGAGACGATGCTCATAGAAGGTGGTTATGGCGGGATGGAGCCAATTATGATGTCGGTCTTCTAGGTTATCCAATACTCATTATGTTACCTCTCCGTAAAGATAAGCGTTTCCACCAAGGATACTTCCAGCCTAGAAATCCTGAAAAGTATCTTGGGAGAGATGCCATTGTATATAGAAGTGGACTAGAATTAAAGTTCTTTAGATTTCTCGACACATCTCCAAATGTTATTAAGTGGAATAGTGAACAAGTTAAAATTGCCTACTTTGATAGTTTAAAAAAAAAGAATAGAACCTATTATGTAGATAATCTAGTTTTTATTAAAGAGGGTGATCATATTAAGAGATATCTAATTGAAGTTAAGCCATCTAAACAAACTAAGCCCCCCAAAGAATCGAATAGAAAGAAAAAATCTAGCCTGTTGTTTGAGCAAGTGGCTTGGAGAAACAATTGTGATAAGTGGGACTCGGCAATTAAATTTGCTAAGAAACATGGGATGGAATTTAAGATTATCACCGAAAAAGAATTAAAGTCTTGATTAATGTGATTTTATTAAATGAATAGTTCACGGACTCATCGTGATTGTTCCGAGAAAGTATCCCCACTCATGCCCCGTGAATCCTTCGACCATCCTGATCCGCAGACTGTAACTTAAAAAACGGACGATAACATTCAGGTTGTTACGGTCTTGCCGCTGTGTTACACACTCACAGCACGATGGAGTTGTCCATAAAATCAAAGCATCGCTCACAATACCAGCATCGCAGGATTTATCATAAGTCAATAATTAATAAAATATATAACATTAGTGGTTATTTGTTGGATTAAAATAACATTTAGATAAATATGATATATGTCGATAAAACTTAAACTGATCGCTGAGAATCCCGAAAACCTTGGAGATTTTGAGATTATTGAGGAACAGAATAAAATTGGAACCCCATCCACTCTATATGTAGCTGGTCCAATGATAGGATGTAACCAAAAGAATAAAAACGGAAGATACTATGATTTCGACTCAACTAGACCCGAAGTTAATAGATACATTCAAGAGATGGTCAATCAAGGTAGGGCAATGGGGGAACTCAACCATCCAGCTTCTGGTGATGTAAATCTCGAAAGAGCATGTCACCTAGTTACAGAAATGCGGGAAATAGAAGATGGCTACTATGGTAAAGCTAAAGTCTTATCGACTCCATGTGGTCACATTCTCCGTTCTCTGGTAAATGATGGAGTCAAGATTGGAATGTCAACCCGAGCTTTGGGGTCACTTCAGGAGTCTAAGGATTATAACCTAGTTCAAAATATGCATTTGGTTGCGGTTGATGCTGTTGCTGATCCGTCACATACTAAGGCATTTGTGAATGGTATCCTAGAATCAAAAGCTTGGGTAGTTGCAGATGATGGGTCGTATGAACAGATCTACGAAAACTTAGAAAAGGCCATAAAAACAATGCCCAAAAAAGATATGGATTCATATCTACGTGAGCAGATCGTTAAATTCATCAAATCAATCTAAATAGTAATATGGGTAAGAAAATTTCAAAAGATATTAAGGATACGGGTAAGGTCGTGTTTGACGGTCCGTCCGTTAAAAAACGTAAGAACTTCGCTCCAGCCACTAAGAAGGAAACCCCTAAAAAGGGTAAGGGGTCATATGATCGTAAAGTGGTTGATGAGTCCCAACATATTTCATCTTTCGTTCAATGCGTTATGGATAGTGAACATTCCAAGGCTTTTGATCATTTGAAAAAAGCCGTTACCTCCAAAATACAAGCTCGTATCTCGGATGAGATAGACAAACCAATATTCTAACCCCCATATAATAAATAACCTTATGAAGAAAAATTTGAAGAATCTCTTTTCCGAAGATGTGCAGAAAATCCTAACAGATGAAACTCTCACTGCCATCGAAGAAGCCATCGAAGTTAAACAAACATTAGCAGTTGAATCTGCTCTTGCCACACAGGATGATGAGTATGCTGAGAAGCTAAAAACACTCATCAAGTCCATCGATGCTGATCATACCGATAAAACTAAGCGTATTATGGAGGCTTATGATAAAGATAAGTCCGTGAAGCTTGTCAATCTCGTTAAGAAGTATGAGCGTGAGCAAGGTTCGGATCTACATAAATTTAAAAAGAGTATTGTCGAATCTGTAGGAGCTTTCATCGATGAATTTATCAATGAGTCAATCTCCAAAGAAGATCTCACACAAGCTGTTAATAATAAAGCCGCTTATAATGTCCTCAAGAATCTCCGTGGAGTTCTCGCAATCGACAGTGTAGTTATGAAAGAATCTGTTTCAGCCGGTCTTAAAGATGCTAAAGATAAAATTGATTCTCTTGTAGCTGAGAATGCCAAGGTTAAAAATAATTTTAAAATTCTTAAAGAGCAAAAAGAAAATTCTGACAGAAAGTTATTCCTAGAGCAGAAAACTTCCAAATTCTCCGAAGATAAAAAGAAATTTGTATCAAAGGCTCTTGGTGACAAATCGGCGGAATTCATCAAGGAGAACTTTGATTACACAATGCGTCTCTTCGATAAACAAGAGAAAAAGCAAATCCGAGTTATTAAAGAAGAAGCGATTGAACGACGCTCTGTCAAGCCAGATTTTGTTAAGAATGAAAAAGTTCTAGCGGAAAAGGTAAATAATATCAAGGACGCATACGATCCGTATGTTGCCGAAATGGAAAAAATGAAATTTTAATAGGATTTCCCAGCACTATGAGGGTGAATAGCCCTGAACAAAGAAATAGAAAGTCAAAAAAATATGAATAATATCCCACAAACACAAGTAAACGAAAGCAAAGTTCAAGGCATTGTTAATAAATGGCGTAAAGTTCTGGATTATACCTCTGATACAATCAAGCCAATCCAAAACGAACACACTTATAAATGTGCAGCTATGCTTCTCGAAAACCAAGAAAAGTGGTGTATCGAAGAAAGTAACGTCGGAGCTTCCGGTGGTGTCTTTGGCGCAACTCAATCCGTTGGATCGGGTATTGCGAACTCAGATTCCTACGCCGCAGGTGATGCACGTCTTCCTAAGATCCTCATTCCTATGATTCGACGCACTTTCCCAGAATTGATCTCCAACGAAATCGTTGGTGTTCAGCCAATGGGTGGTCCAGTAGGACTCGCTTTTGCACTTCGTTACGCATACCAAGGGGATACTCTTGGAACTGGTATCGATGGTAAAACCGTCCCTACAGGATCTCCTACTACTCGTGGTAACGGCTCGTCCGATTACACTGGTAACGCTGGACTCCCTAACGACGAAATGGGTTATCAACTTCTGGATACACGTTTCACTGGTACTTCCAGCGCATTCCTCTCCGGCCACGCCGAGTGGAGCTTCGCTGACCAAGACCGTGGTGTTGCAGAACTTCTTGCTAATTACGAGCTGACCGGAAATATCCCTCAGATCGAGCTTAAGTTCGAAAAGACCGCTGTTGAAGCAGGAACTCGCAGACTCGCCACTCGTTGGTCTGTAGAACTTGAGCAAGATATCAAAAACATGAACGGTATTGATATCGACGGGGAACTCACTAACGCAATGTCGTATGAGATCCAAGCCGAAATCGACCGCGAAGTTGTGATGCGTATGATCCAAACCGCGTTTAACGCTGGTTTTGGTGCTGGTTACTCCATCTGGAGTCCGGTTAGTGCTGATGGTCGTTGGACTGCTGAACGTAACCTTACATTCTATCAACGTCTTATCATCGAGGCTGGCCGTATGGCCGCTCGTAACCGCCGTGGTGCTGCTAACTTTGTTATCGCCACCCCTCGCGTTTGCTCCATTTTGGAAATGCTTCCAGATTTCAAAACTTTTGAAATCAGCGGAACTGTTACCACAACTGGTGTTGGTATTGCCAAAGTTGGTACTGTCGGATCACGTTTCACCGTTTATCGTGATACAAGGACTGAAGTTCAGAATTCTTCCCTCTACTCGCCTAATTACTACACTAACGCACCTAACGGTGGTGGTGGTGTTGAATACGCGCTCATGGGTTATAAAGGTTCTGAATACTACGACACAGGAATTATCTACTGTCCGTATATCCCTATCATGGTGCAAAGGACTATTGGACCGAACGATTTCGCGCCTCGCGTTGGACTCATGACCCGTTACGGAATCGTGAACAACATCTTTGGTGCTGATCTCTTCTACCATCTCATTATCGTTAAAGGACTCGGAACGGCGTTTACGCCCGGATCGACCTCCACTTATCTGTAATATTGGTAGCTGTTCAACAGTAATACGAATCATAAAAACCCGAGGTTTAAACACCTCGGGTTTTTTCGTTTTTATATTACCACTTGATTTCTGTATCGGGTCTGATAGTCTGTTAAATAATTATATGGCGAAGATTTATAAAACTGATGAGGTGGTTAAAAATTTCATTGAGGTTCATGGTGATAGATATGATTATTCTAAGTATGTATACCCCGGTAGAAAAGAACTTAAGGGTATTGTCATATGTTCTAAGCATGGGGAATTTGAAACATCTCGTATGCATCATATGAAAGGCATTGGATGTCCTGAGTGTGCTGGAGTTCCAAGAGGGGGGTTTAAACGTAAGAGTCGAGATCAATTCATGGTAGAATTAGAAGAGAAATACGACAAGTTTTCAGAATATGATTTTTCTAAGTTTGTATATAAAAATAATACTACTAAAGGTATTGTCATATGTCCTAATCATGGGGAATTTGAAATTACTCCAAAACACCTCATACGTCGTGGTTACGGATGCCCTGAGTGTTCAGGCAAAAAGAAATTAACATTGGAGGTTATACAGGATAGATTAGAGATTTCTAGATCTGAAAATATATACAAAATATCACCCGACCAGATATATATTAATAATAAAACTCCTATCAAAGTTTTATGTGAGATTCATGGTGAGTGGTTGGTAAGACCTGACAACCTCTTAAATTCTAATACAAGATGTCCAAAATGTTTTGGATCTATATCTGGAATAGAATTGGAGATTTTAAATTTTGTGAAAGAGTGTGATCCATGCGTGGTAGGTAGTAGTAAAAAAATAATCTCCCCCATGGAGATAGATATTTATTCACCAGTAAATAAATTAGCAATTGAGGTAAATGGGCTATATTGGCATGGAGAGATTAACGGAAAGGATGTGGGATATCATTTAAACAAGACTAATAGATGTTTAAGTGAAGGTATAGATCTATTACATATATTTGAAGATGAGTGGATTAATAAGAAAGATATATGGAAATCCATGATTAGTAATAGATTTGGTACGTCTGATAAGATTGGGGCTAGGAAATGTGAGATATTAAACGTCTCGTCATATAATTCGAATAAATTTCTAAATGATAACCACTTACAAGGAGAGTCTAAAGGATCTGTCAGGATGGGGTTATATTACAATGGATTACTTGTGGCTTTGCTTGTGATGGGTAAGAGTCGATTTGATAAAAGTGTAGAATGGGAAATACTTAGGTATGCTAATATTAGGAACATGTCCATCATTGGAGGATTCTCCCGCCTTTTCAAACATTTTAAAAATATATACTCACCGGAATCCATTGTAACATACGCTGATAAGCGGTATTCTAATGGTAATTTATATAAAAAATGTGGGATGATTGAGAAGGGGGATAGTAGGCCAAATTATTATTACTTTAATAAGCATGAGATGGTTCGTCACAGTCGGCATAAATTTCAGAAACATAAATTACCAGATATATTGGAAACGTTTAATATTGATAATTCTGAAAAGGATAACATGTTGATGAATGGCTATGATCGTATTTGGGATTGTGGTAATAAGAAATTCTTGTGGACATCGGTTAAATAATAACATGTCGCAACTTTACTCCTTCTACACCACCCTACTTTCCGCTGAAAAGACAGGAACTCCTAACTTAGTATCCCAATCTTTATCAGCATCAGGAGTCAATACAATCTCCCTATCTACTAACGACATAGGTATTTCCTTTACTCCGAATGACACTCTCACGGGAACACTTAAACTTACGACCATCGAAGGTTCCAAGTTTAATATCGACACGTCTTATAATCAAACGAATTCACAAATGGTTCTTCTTAAGAATGATGGATCGGGAACAATCTTCCAATACGCATCCGCAGGAACCGTAGGAGTTGCCCTTTCCGCAGGATATAAAAGCTTTACTACATCCGAAAGCCGACGCAAGTGGGTTCTTGGATATCGTTAATCTCTCGCACGACACGCGCTCCCAAATCCCAAGAGGTTTCATTCCTCTTGGGATTTTCTATTGACGACCACGATATCATAAGGTTTGATTATCAGACCAGAATTATTGAAGTGGGATCGTGATGTTTAAATAGGTATAGTATGTTTATTCGTGGTGGAGGATCGGGAGAAGAATACCGTAGAGTTGATCAAGCTCTTTATAGGGGGATTGTGGTCAAAAATAATGATCCCGCAAAACTCAACCGTGTGAAGGTTTATATCCCCGAATTATCCAATCAGCCATATGATGAATGGTTTGAAAAATATAAATCCATCAATTTAAGAAGTCCCGGCAAAAATAACGAAAATGATACTTGGAAAGATACCAAGATATTTGATGAAATTGCCATAGGTATTCCATGGGCAGAACAGATGATGCCGATGTTTGGAGAATCAAACAACTCCAGATATTACTCGGAGGATGAAATTGTTACCATATCTGATTGTAATTATGTTGAAGGATTTAGAGAGAACGACACCGAAGGTATCTCTTTGTCGTCAGGAGCCTTCTCCCCAGCCTTCTTGTATGAAAATGACTCTACAGTCATTGGAGATGCCTTCGGCTCACCCAATAGCAATTTCTCAGGTAAGTGTAATCCATATGCATTCTCATACAGACCATCCAAACATGTCAACAAGCTCAAGGGTATTATAGGTATTCCAGAAGTGGGAGCTAAGGTATGGGTTACTCATTCTGGATCAGATTTGAATTTTCCAATTGTTATGGGGGCATATCAAGATTACAGATCTCTTACCCTACTAAACGATACTGATAATAAGAATAAAATATCCCCCACATATCCAAGTGATTTTGAGAATTGACTTTTTATAATATATCATTAAATTATAATATATGAAAGATATTGAAAAGATAGCAGGTGAATTATATGAGACTTATTGTTTGGCGGTCGGAGGAGTAGCTTTTAATGGCGATGCACTTCCAACTTGGGAAGAATTTGGATCAGATTCGACCAAGACCAAGCAATCGAATGCGTGGAGGGCAGTTGCTAAAATATCTGGTCTCGACACATCATCTATTTTAGATGATGTGAAATAATTTCATGTCTTATTGACTGTGACACTTAAATATCCCTGATGGGAAAATATAAGAATAAAGTTGTTATCAATCAACGTGGGGCATCCATTGATATCAACAACGGAACCGACGATGAGAGTATTAAGATTTCCCAAAGATCTGGAAGTAATATAGGAATCAATAATGTAGTAAATTCCGAGCTGGCCACAAATAACAAACAGGTCAATGTCATATCCGACGATTTCAAAACAGTTTTGGGAGAGTCTACTGAATTCGTTGGCAGAACGAAGAATATTAGATCGGGGGAAGATGTATATGATATGTCCGGATTCAATACTCAGGATGAGTTGGATGCGATGGAAGAGTGGAAGGAACTTTATAGACCCGTAGCAAATTTAAATTCTCAATTTAAAATTAAAAGGGGGGGTTTTTCATATCCAAATGGAGTCGAAACCGAAAAAAAGGGCGATAGATTACCCAACCCAGTAATAGGATCTAGGGTTTTTACTGTCAACAATGCATTCAGTGGATATGATTCGGGGGTAGCCGTTAGATATAGTAATAAAGATGAAGTGGCCTCTTACCTTAAGGTTCCCGATAGAGGAAAGACCGAACCCGCCAAAGATTGGGAAATTACTAATATCGATGTCAAAAATTCAGCGGGAAATACGGGTTCGCAAGCCCCGGGAGTTATGGAGTTTGGGGAAATGGCGAGTGCTGCCACAGAAAATGGATCGTGGGATTTAAACGCCGAAGCCCAAAGTATTGTAGCTGCTATTTCAGATGTTCGAGAAGATCTACTACCCGTGGAACAGAGAATGGGTAATGGGGGCGACCGAGTATTATTCACCAAGATGAATAAGACTGAACAGGTGGGAGGGGCATTTAATGATTACCCATCCATCAGAATTGATGAAAAGGGTCGGAGTCAGCCTCTGGAACTCCTAGTTGGAAATACTGGGGCATTTAAAAATCATGATTATGTCCCTCATGTTGAGGAAATTGACAATTCTTCTAATTTCCCCGGCGGGGAGGATTCTAAAACCATTGGAAATAGACTGATGCGAAAAGTGGGGTCGGGAGGAATTGATATAAAAACTCTGGGGTGTGTCGAAATCGGGGGAGCTACTTTAAAGGGTGGATTTAAAAAAATAAATTTAAACGCCTCCCATGGACTACATATCGGATCTGAAAGTAATATTGAAATACAATCTCTCAAATCCATAACTCTGAGAACAAACCGACAGGTTTATGTAGAATCATCATTTGGAGTTAAGAATAACGTAATCGTGGGTGGTGGACTATTCGTAGAAGGGGAGACATACGTCAATCATATAACTGCTCCCGTGGAAGTCCAACAAACAGAGGATGTTACAATATTGGGACAATTTGCGACCGACTTCGATAGAAGACTTTTAATAGCTGAGTGCGAGATCGGGGGGGCATTTTATCCAGTGTATGCCTTGGCCAAGAAAGATATAATTATAAATTACCCCCACTCCCACCACTTCAACAACATACCTCTTAGGTTAGTCGATTCAAATGGTAGAGTGAGGGTAAAGGCACAATTAGAGAATATCAATAAGCATAATACAATCAGTCAATCCCTTCCTCAAAGACATGAGAAAAGGAATGTTGAGGTATAATTATCTAATTTCATCCACAAGTCCATAGTCCAAACACTCTTGAGCGGATAGATATAGATCATGTTTTAAAATCTCTTCTAGGCGTTTCATGGGAATTTTGGTATTCTCTTTGTAGAAATCCTTAAGGACTTTCATAAGCTTTTTGGTATCATTGAAACCACCTTCCAAGTCGGAGAATTTCCCATAAAGAACTGTAGACAATTCATGGACTAGCATGTATCCATACTTACCTATAAATCTTTTTTTACCAACGCATGAGATTAGAGTAGCCGCCGATGCTGCCAATCCATCTACGTATGTATATACATCAGTATTCATAGATTTTATTGTATCGACGGTTGAAAAGGCTGGGTATATCTCCCCTCCCGGTGATTGTATATGTAAATGTATGGTGGGTTTATAGTCCCCCCCCAGAGATAGCTTCAATGTTTGTATTTTTAAGTCCATGTCCATGAGACACTTATTAAGCTCTAAACATGATTCAGATGTGATATCATAGTAGAATAAAATCCTATTCTCAGTTGTCCTGATACTTCCCGATCCATAAGACACATCATCTGAAGATGTCATTATATTGATTTGGGGGATTGGACTTTCCAAATCACCACTTGTCATTTTTTTATATTTCATATTTATTATTTTTATTATTCACACGATGTGCAATTCAGAATATCTCTAGCTAACATTTGAGCCGGATTACTGGATCGTTGATAGTATAGAGATTTGAGTCCCTGTTCCCAAGCGAAGATCATAAGTTCATTAATTTCTTTAGGTTTTGCGGATGGGGGAATCATGAGATTCAATGACTGACCCTGATCGATATACTTTTGTCTAGCAGCGGCTTGGATGAGAATTTCTTTTTGTGAAATTTCTCCAAATGTTTTAAACACATCTTTTTCATGCTGTGTGAGAAAATCCAAGTGTTGGACGCTTCCCCCATGGCTGAGAATAGATTTCCACGTCAAAGTATCATCTTTACCCTTTTCCCCTAGAAGATCTTTCAGCTTTCTATTCTTATATGTGAAATTTCCTTTGGCCAAAGCCTTCACGAAGTAGTTACTATTGAGAGGTTCGATGGATGGGGATACCTGACCGAGAATGAAACTACTACTTGTAGTAGGAGCCACGGCCAACATTGTAACATTTCTTCTGCCATATCCTTTCAATAGTTCGGGTTCTCCGTAAAGAGTTGCGAGCTTTTTAGTTGCTTCGTCCGTTTTATCTTTAATGTTCTTCCAAATTTCAATATTTAAAAACTTAGCATCCATAGATTCCCATGCAATCATTTTCGATTGAAGTAGATCGTGCCACCCAAGAACTCCAATTCCCAATGCTCTTTGGTTTTTTGCGAAGTTGTTTGCAGCTCCCATGAGATCATTATCTTCGGTTTTCTCGATGAATTCAGACATCACGGCATCAAGGAGAAATGATAAGACTTCAATGGCATCGGTATCCTTCCACTCGTCCCATTTATCTAAGTTCATTGACGATAAATCACATACAAATGACTCATTATCAGTCGATTGCAAGAAAATCTCAGAACACATATTCGACGAATTGATCATACACCCTTTATCTTTATAAACTTGAGGCTTATTATCGTTTGCATTATCAGTGAAGAAAATATATGGATATCCACTTTCTGATCTTTTTTTGATGACTTTACCCCACAATGATCTTTTGGGTTTATCCCCATCAATCATGGACTGCATCCATTCGTTGGATACGCAAACACCGATAGACATTTCTTGAATCGTATGTCCCTCTCCCCTGATTTTTAGGAATTCTTCGATGTCTCCGTGATCGATTGGTAGGTATGCCGCGAAATGCCCCCTACGAGTGCTTCCTTGGCTGATAGAGTTGGTTACGTCATAGAACATCTCCATGACTCTCACTGCCCCTTCAGCCTTACCCCCAGTTGAAATAAGGGAACCCCTCGACCTAACATCTCCAAAGTATCCAGAGGTTCCCCCTCCATACTTAGACATCATCCCAACCTCTGCTTGTTTTTTGAGGAAGTTGTAAACTGAATCTGAAATGTGGCTATTGAAACATGAAATCCCAAGACCCCTATTGTTACCAAATGAAATCCATATAGGAGTTGAAAGACTGTAGAACCCTCTGCTCATATAATCCTCGAACTTATCAGAATATCCTTTTATTTTAAGAATTTTTTCTGCATTGTCTCCTATTTCTCTAACCCTTTGCTCCGCTGTTTGTCCATTTATTAGATAATCTCTGTCTAGAAAATTTCTAGAATCTTTATTAAGCCATTCGTATTTTTTATTCATATATTAAAATTTATAGATATTGTCAAATTAATTGATTTGTGTATTGCTCAACGTATTCTTCATCTAAGATTGTATCAATCGGAACATCATCTCGCATGATGTTCCATAATTAATCTTGACTTATTTAGTGGGATTTCATCCATTTATATTTTTTATTTCCACAATCATAAATCCTGAAATAACCCAAATCTTTCATTATTTCTTTTTCGGTTTTTTCTTTGGGGAATCCTTTTGATACTAACACATCCTTTCTAAAAGTAAACCTATTATGTCTTTTTAATCCTTTGACATAAAAATAATTAGGATTGGTTAGATGTTTTTCCAAAAATCCCAATTGGATGTAGAGATTACCTGTTCCGTAACGCATATTACAAAAAGATATTATATTATTTGGATTTCTTTTTTTAATGAAATTTTTGAAAAGTTTAGACGCTCCACCGACAACATTATAATTTATCTTATTACAATATCGAAGAAGTTCATATTCGTCTTTTTCGGTTTCATTATTACCCATATTCTTTCTCTTTTTGCCGAAGGTCATTAAAGAAACCAATTCACCATTATAGAACAACCCCATACGATGCTTCGATACACAAAACCCCTGTATGTGATTATCTATTAAAAATTTCTTGGCTGTTTTGTAGTCAACTTCAAATATTGAACATTTACGAGCGAAAATTTTATTATTTGTTTTATTAAAAGCGTTTTGTAACATACTTTCACATATACTTCTATTGGATATCCATTCATCTTCAAATATTTGAATTAATCGGTATCCTAAGTCATTCATCTTTTTTAATTTATCAGAGTGATAATTATTTGATTTAAAAATATCACTATGCCAATATAGTCCATTAAACTCAATTCCAATTTTATGACTCTCCGATAAAATATCAATTTCTTTAATATTTTCCATCCTTCTAACGCTTCCCTCTATATCGTCAATACCTATCGATTTTAAAAATTCTAAAATTTCCAATTCATATGAGCTTACGAATGATGTGCATTTGGGGCAGTGTCCCTTACCAGATACGTGGATGTAAGCTTTGATCTTAAAATCTCCATGAATTGGGCAAGTTATCAACGCATCATCGTGTGATTTTGTATAAAATGTTTTATCATATGAATATTTTCCACCATGTAATGATTTAGACTTTTCTATGAAAGTGTCTAAATCATGTGTCATGTTTTCAACTTTACAATTCTTACATCCGAAAAAGATACTATCAAGTGCATTTCTCGGGGTGGTTTTATATTTTCCATGTGAGATGCATGTAGGATATATACTTGTTTGTAGATTTTTGAAATATCCAATATCACTAAAATTATATTTTTTGAAATTATCCTTTTCTGATAACCGTTCAATAAAATCATCACCAGTAGTTCTTAATTTATCAGCGGTTCTTATTTCACCACACGACGGACATCCCTGCTTATTGTTTATGTGATTACTAGCCTTCATGGAAAATTTTCCATGAATCGGGCAGATAATATCAACATAATCTAAAGCGTGGGTATATATTACTGAAGTATAGTCATAAAAATCTCCATGTATTTTTGTGGCCTTTTTTAAGAAGTATTCTATATCTTTGCGATGCCTGTTACCATTTGCTGCATTCACGCACCCCCTACACCCCCCGTTTTCTGTTATTAGATGATTACTTGGAGTGGTTGTAAAATGTCCATGTTCTCTACATACAAAAGAGGTTGGGGTTGATGTGTTTTTATAAATTGTGTTATTGTAATCAAAACGTTCGGAGTGTTTTTTTATACATTTATCTATAAATTGTTCAGTTGTAACCGTAGGTTTTCTCATGATATTATTTACCCATAGTATCACCTTTTAATAGAAAAAGTCAATCAAGTTATTAAAATAACTCATCTTCGTCAAACGATTGATTTTTCTTAGAATAGTCAACGCTTCTTCCATGAAAAAAATCAACCATTGAGTTCCCATGTAATTGTTCTTCGAACCACATGGTATCATCCAATAGAGATTGATCAACCTCAAATACTTTATCAAATCCAATTTGTTCCATGGATTCGTTGATGCGGTTTTTGACGAACTCTTTGAGTATATCCGCAGACAGGTGTTCCTTATTTACACCGTTCACCATCCAGTCGATCATTTTTGACTCCGCTTTGAAAGCCTCTTCAGCTTCGTGGTGAATTCTTTCTTCCAATTCCTTATCAAAAATCTCAGGGTGTTCTTTGCGAATAGTATTGATAATTTTTATACCAACCAAAGCGTGTATAAGTTCTTCATTTCTGGTGTATTTCACCTGTTGGTCGGTGTCCTTTAGGACATTCTTGTAAGTATTGAACCAATTGATGATATAAAACTGCGAGAATAGAGAAACGTTTTCAACAAATAATGTGAAAAGAATTAGTGCATATACATACTGTTTCTTAGAATCTTTATAAAATCTATGTGTATATTTTTTCAGATACTTAACCCTACCTTGAATCCATTCCAGTTTGAGGTTTTCCTCGAATACATCATTAAGATCTAGAACATCCAACAAACGCTCATATGCGTTATTATGAATAACTTCCGTGTTGGCCATAACGTATCCTAAATCCTGTAACGCTGGATGGGGGAGATTATCTCCAAGCTTTGACCAGAATGTCTTAACTGCCACTTCGATTTGTCCAATAGCTGATAATGTTCTAACTACAATTTCCCGCTCTTGATCGTTTAGAACGGTTTTAAATTGGTGTACGTCTGACTTGAATGAAAATTCCCTATCAGTCCAAAATCCATCATGCATCGCATTTATGAACTGAACCGTCCATGGATATTTGTTGGGTTTTCTGCTCGTCTGCTCTTCAAAAATGCTATGTGTGTCTTTTCCCATGTCGTTCTTCAGCACTATATCATTATCCATAAAATTGTCAATCATCTGATTCATCACTTGGATTATTTACCACACAAAATTCTAGAATTTTTCACATTTAAAAAATGAGTTAATGGTTAAATATACGAATGGGTTGGATGAAAGACATTGGTAATATATACGATAATGAGCCTATCACAGAAAGCTGGAAGAATGCCACACCTGCTGGAGATAAATTATCATATCGTAATAATAAGATGGGGATGGGAGTGTCTAATATGGCCGCTGACAGCCTTGCGGGTAATGTCCAGTTCGGTAATCCATACGAACAAGAGGAAGTCCTTGTGGACGGTTCTATGGACAAGCAGGAGCTATTGGGAGAGATTGATAAGTTACTTTCGGGATTGTCCGATTCTTCTCCTACCGATAGGGTTGCAGTGATGGTTTTAAGTCAACTTAAAAAGAAAATATATAATATATGAATGATTATGATAATATGGGAAAGATGTATGCAACTTTATTATTAGAAGAGGCTGGGTATGTGGTGGGATTCCATGGGAGTTATGGTAATAAAACCTTCGATAATAAAAATGAAAGAGGAATTTGGTTTGCTGAAGATGTCAATAGTGATATAATTGAGTATTATTCTAATAGAGGTGATGGTAGAACTGTAATTGAGGCTAAATTAAAATTAGGTAAAAATTTAGATCTTTCCATGTATAATGCAGATGAAATGATGAACAGTTCTTATGCTGACTCATTTTTAAATGATATGGAAATTGAAGATGAGGATGTTTCTAGATTTATGGATTATTTCTTCTTTGAAGATTACGAAACAAATCAAGACGAATATGGGGAACCTACTTTATCTGCATCTGAGATTTTGAATCATGTGATCAATTTATTGTTGATACCGAATAAATTATATGATTCCGTTTCTATTTTAGAAGGAGATGATCACATGACATACTGTATGTTAAATGAACAAAATATTGAAATGATTTAAATATATAATATATGAATGATTATGATAATATCGGAGAGCTATACTCCGAAATGGCACTTACCAATATGCAGAAGATTGGTAAGTGGGACGATAAGAAAAATAGACATGGTTATGATAAGGCATCCGTGGGTATATTATCATCTCCATCTGGATTGAAGAAGCTGGAAGATAAATTCAATCG